TCATGGAAGTTTAGATTCTGACACTCATCAACTATGATGATACTATTGTCGAAAGTTAATCCTCTAAGGAATGATGTTGATAGAAAGTAGAAACTACCTTGTGCTTTCAACCTATCATATAACATAGAGAACGCCTGTTCATTTGGTTGTTCAAACATAAACTGCATCATGTTAGAATATGGTACTTGATACAATGCAGCCTTGTCTTCTTCATCTCCTGGCAAGAAACCTATTTCTCTTGTAGGTATGAGAGAACGAACTACGATAACTTTATCGTATGGTGTATCATTTTTAAGTACATCTTGCAATGCAAGGTACAATGATACAAAGGTTTTTCCAGTTCCAGCACAACCAAATAGAAATTGGTTTAAACCTTTTTTCCAAGATTCAAATACTAATTTTTGACTGTCGGTTACTGGTTTGATGTTTGAAAGTTGATTGTAAGTGATGTCTTTTTGTTTTGCCATTATATATCCTTATATAGAGAGTGGAGTAGGAGTGAAATACACCCCATACTCCTATATGGAAGCTGATACACTATATATTGCGTTCCATACAATTGTATTTATATTATTTTACTAGTTGACCTTGACGATATTCCTTACTAATTGCATTTAAATCATGTGATTTACCAATACTATTAGCATGTTTTGTTATAGTGTTATATGTTTTAATTTCTTTATGATTTCTATTAGACCCATAAGTTTGAGCCATAGGTGAGTTAGGGTGTGCTTCTGCAATCCTTGACATATTCTCTTTGAATCCATCATCAACTTTGTGTGTCTTGCCATCAATACCACTTACGATATTTGGTGCAGTTAAAACTTTACTAAAGTCTGGATGTTCATTTAGAAAAACTTGAAGTTCATCATAGCTACATACTGTGTCAAAATGTTTATTATCTTCATTATTCTTTATTGTGTAAGTTGGCATTTTCTTCTTTCAATTTTTCTACTTCTTCTAATAATTCTTTGTTACGTTTTAAAACATTATAGTATGCATTAGTCAGTTCTGCCATGTCCATCTCGAACAATCTACCTCTAGTGTCATCAAAAACGCCTTCTTCTCTTAATCGCCTACCCATGTATTCATAATATCCTTCTCTATGTACCATTCTGGTTTACTCCTATTCTTCCAACTCGCAAAAGAGTTCTTCTCAACTATATAGTAGTTTCTATAAGCAAGTATAGGATTGTGTTTTACCTTACACTCATCTGGCATACATTGAGGTAGTGGTGTTCCTTTAATCTTAGGAATATTCTTTGGTGGTCTTATAAGTGTAATAGATGGTTTAGTTGAACCATGTATTTTACCATAACGATATGTATACTCTGCAAGTGTAGCCATATAGATTCTATACATCTGATAATAGTTCTCTACGGATTGACGAACCCATATTGCAGATGGGTGATTGACATGAGAAGCTTTGTATAATATATCTTCTCGTTCATCATCTAATCTCCATCTCTTGATGTTACGATTATTTTCAGTTTTACCTAGATACATTTCTCCATCTAACATTCTATGTGCAGTTGACATAAGTTGTGCATACTCAATGGGCATCTTGACAACGTGTTTATCAATATGCCACTTTGCATTTTGGATAGGGTCTTCATGTAAATAGAATATGTTCATTACTTTTCCCATCTATAAAATATGTGGTCACCGATCTCCACAGTTTTTGTTTTAGTTTGAGCCCATGCTGGTGTTACATAATCTGCATGATAATGAGTTGCACCATCAGTAATATCTAGTATTCTGATACCTTTAATTAAAGATACATATGATAGATTGTATATCTCTTTATATATCTTTGCATCTTTTTTATATACTACATCTTTCTTACCATCACAATACCATGAAAATTGACATCTGTGTTTGATAGGGTAGTAAGTTCCATTCTTCTTCCAAGACTCCCTTGTTGGCCCTTGTTTAACGACTTCACAGATAGTATCTGGAAACCTTTTGTCCTTTACTCTATTCAATGTTACTGAAATAACTGCACTCCAACCAGCAGTTCCTTGATTTCTAGATTCAAAATAAACATTCTCTGCAAGACAAGTTGCTTGAATTGGGTCTACACCAACAGTCTTTGGTTTTTCAGTTGGTAGTGATGGATCACCTATTGCAATACCCATCATAACTATAATTTCATTTAAACTAAGCATTTTTTATCGCCTTATCTATTACTTCAATTGATTCATCTAAATTACGAATAGTCGTAGGACTATGTTCATCTGCATCATTCCAAACAATATCTCCAAAGTCTGTTAATGATTCTCTAATCTTCTTTAATTGTTCAAGTGTCATTTCCATCCGTTTTCATTCCATTCTATTAACAAAGTTTCTTGCATTGCATAAGCTTCTATTTCCCAAGGCAAATCCATATAGTCTGAAACAAATACATTTTTATCAAGTGCTATCTTTTTTATTTTTTCAGACTCTACTTTATCCATATTTGAAAAATTCGTTAGACCAATATGAATCTCATCTTTCCATTTTTTTGCTTTACCATTTAGTTCTTTTAGTTCACCTTTGAACTGTTGTTTAACATGAACTAACTCGTGTAATACACAAGTAATGAAATCATCACCTTTAAGTCTTTTATCAATTTCAATATGAGATGCATTTTTATCAATCTCCAGACACCAACCTTGAACATTACCCTCTATTTTACAAAGGTCAAATTCAATATTATAAGACTTGAATCTATTGAAAAACTTCATACAGAACCAGCCAGTAATATTGTGAACTAATTGTCTTTGTTCTTTAGTTCCACCATTTACTAATATAAACTTATCCATTAACTAATATTCCACTTCACTTCAACTTTACCTTTTTTCAAACAATCTGCAAGATACTCAATATAATTGATTGCAGACCTCTTTTCATCAGAAGCACCCTCAGTCAAATTAACAACTGCATCTTCAAGATTTTGAATCATAGACTTTTCTGCCTCTCCAAAATTCATAATAAACTGACCATCAGAACTTTCAACTGACATTTTCTTATCTTTCCATTCTTGAAAAAAATAACCCATTATATAGCACTCCCATAATTAATATTTTTTGGTTTTTCACCAACTGCATTGATTTCATCAACATAATTGTTCCAACCCTCTGACCAAAGTTTCATTGCATCTTCATCATTTGCAAATCCATTTTCACTTGCAAAGTCCATTGAAGAACCAGCATAAACTTCATCAACAGAACCTTTTGTTCTTAGTGCATAAGTAATCATCTCTGGAGTCTTACCCCATGCAACCAACTCACCAACTTCAGTACCATACATTTGAATACCACCTTTATGGGCATTAATGAACCTAATTGGATTATTCTTTCCAGAAGTATCTTGCATTTTAAATGTCTGATGAATACTTAGTTCTTGATTTTTTTGATTTTTCATAATTATTTCTCTCTCTTTATTGTTTATACTTATAGTATATACTAAAAAAGGGGGTCTGTCAACCCCCCTAAATTTTCCCAATGATTTCAAGTACTTACAGTACATCACGTTTTCATCATATGTTCATTTGGGAAAGTGATTCGCACAGCATTAAAGTTGATGAGAGAGAGAGGTGCTGTGCGAATCAAACTCATTATTCCATACACCCTTGTCTTAAGCCTTCTGTGATACATGGGTCTTCCATATATCCAATAAACATGACACAAACTATTACAAGAGTTATTAGTAAAAAACCATTCATTGACATCATTTCAATTCTCCTACAAATATTCTGGGCCAGTCCAATTAATATTGAAACCACCCTCTAAAACATTACCTCTTGGTGCATTTCTAGCAGGAGCATTAAATCCAGCAGCCTTTAGAACATCACCTTTTTTGAACTTCTTGTCATCATTTGTGTTAACAACAAAACCCCAAACTTGACCCATTCGATCTGGCGTATGTTTAGACATTCTACCAATCTTGATATATTTCTGACCCTTTTTAATCATAAACCCAGCACGAAACTCATCAGAGGTTCTATATGTTAAATCCATTCTATTATAGTCATGTGCAGCAGCATCTAACATATTGTTAATACCATCTTCAATCTTTTCAAACTTCTTTTTAATCATTGTCATAATATTTTCTTTCTCTCTGTTATTCTTTATCTTACTTAATTATAATAACAGAAGATTGAGGTAATGTCAAGTGTGTTCGTAAGTATTTGTTTTCACTACGTTTTTCGAGGTGATTTCCTGGGCTATCTTCTGTATTTTCTAAAGGTTGCGAATCACTTACTTTCCAAGTCTGTGATGGTTTCCTTTGAGAAAATACAGTTCTATAGATAGGGGTAACTTTCATTATCCGTTTGCAAGTCCACCAGCAGATGGGTATTCTTCAGCTTTAAAATCTTCATCCCAACCAAATGCTTCCTTTACAACATTTGCAGATAAACCTTTATAGATTTGATGTAACTTTTTATCTTTTGCATTGACAAGAAGTTTTGCTTCACTTTCGTGTAGACCCTCTAACATCTGAAAGAACATATTTTCTTTTTGAAGTTGTTTTGTTCTATTATCTGCACCTTTGATGAAATGCCATAGTTTTTTTGATTCTTGTATCAATAACGTATGATTCGTTCCAGCAGGAGCATCATTGGGTGTGTAAGGAACTTCTCCCTCTGGAAAGACCCATTCTATCTTTGGGTCAAACGCAGCTTTCAAAAACATCTTCAATGAATCTGATTTGTATTGTTTAAGAAAATCAATCTTCTGATCCTTAGTTTTTGCCTTATGTACTTTGTCTAGTATCTCCGAAAAGAGTGGGTAGTATGTTTCTTGCATTTAAAATTCTCCAATTGTTTCAGTAAGATTTTTTAATCTTGTTTGTATAAAATAATTTAATAATTTACTTCTATCACCAAATGTCGCACCATCATAATCATCTAATATTTCCTTTTCTAATTCAGCAGGAATATTATCTAAGTTAATAAGTTTATCATTTCTTTGGTAATTTCTTTTGACTTCTTCAGGCAAATCATCTATATGTATATCCAACCAAGTCTCAATCTTCTTTCTTCCTAAAGGTCTTTGTCTTATA